CTCTCTGCATGGACAGCCTCCATGTCGTACCCGGTCTGCTCGCCGAGAAGTGTGTACTCATAGGTCTTGATTACCTTATAGTCACTGGCGGCGATCTGTGCCTTAAGGTCATTGATCTGCGCAGTTAACTGACTGATCTGCTGCTGTCTGGCCAGCTCTGCAAGCTCCTCCTCGGTCGGTTCAGGTTGCACCGGTGCAACCGGCTCAACATATACGGATCCGTCATCGGACAGCTCATACCAGCCGTCACCCTGCCTGAATAAAGTAGTGTATGTCGCATACTCGCCATTATCCAACGGATATTTGCAGTCTGCGTCCAGATAGAGGCGGAAGCCATTGGTATTTACTGTGAGGTTGTCTCCGGTGATCCGGATCACATGAGGGCTCTCCTCTGATACAACGACCAGCTGTGTGGTCTCTTTATTTTTAAATTTTATGTAACCCATGTGGGCTCCTTTCTGACGCTCTTGTGGCTGCGCCGGCCATCTGATCTACTACGCTAAATGGCAAGTTAAGTGGTTTGAAATTTGCATCAATATCAACATCTGTTACTCTGCTAGTGACAAATAGACAGTCATTATTAGGATCTTTATCTGACTTTGGATTACCAAGTAATGCTAACGTATTTGGCGTGTTCGTAAACTGTAATTGGGCTGTTAATGTGCGTCTTGCAATTAATGGTAATTTTTATGCATATCAAATTGCTACTGTAAGTAATGACGCAACATTTACCCTAAATTTTGTTGTAGCATATAAATAGCCTAATTTGCCAAGTATGAGAAACTGGCAGAATAATACCGTTCTGTCGAAAGATTTAATATTACTGCGCCATTAGATTTATCAATATAAAGCATGTGATTATCGCCATTTGTACCACCTGCTGCACTTGCTCTAACATACGCAGTTTTAGGGTAATATGTCCTTGCAATATGCGCAATGATTAATGATCCGCTAGACTGCTCAGATGTAATTTGTACGCCTAACGTTACAAATACTCTGTTACCTATTTTGGAAATTGTATTGTCAGAACTCCACGATACACAATTTACTAAAGTCAAATCGGTGTCCTGGTTTAACTTGCCAGTTACATCAGTAACCGCATCTGCCACCGCCTTGGCATCCGGGACATAGCCGGTGGCTTTGGTGGCCAGCAGATCATCCTTGGATGTGATCATCTGCGCAAAGGCCGGTGCGGTCAAGTCTGCAAAAAACTTTTTAATCTTGCCAAAGACCGTCTTTACGCTCTCGCCCGTATTAATGTTCTCGCGGTTCTCCGCCTCAGTAAACGCGATTTCTGAGTCTCCGATGTCTCCACTAAATCCCTTGGCCAAATAGATCCAGTTGAGCTTATCATCCCTCGGTGCTCCATCCGGAGCATCTTTGATGGCAAGATATGTGCTTCCGTTATGTGCCACTGCATCCAGCCGCTCATACGCGGTATTGGATGCATATTCTCCTTTGTAAGATATTCCGATTTTTCCGAGAGCATTGTAACCTTCCGGTGCTGCCATGTCATTGTCCTCCTTATGCTACCTTCCAATATAAAACATTATCAACTACTACAAAATCCACACCCACACCGTCCTTCATATAAAGTTGCATGGTTGTTTCATCGAGGTAAAACTTAGGCTCTGTGATGCTCGCATACGTTTCTGCTCGATCCGCATCAATCTTTGCCTGTTTGGCGGATGCTGCAGCCGATGTCGCCTGCTGTGTAGCAGTCTCCGCCTGCACGGTAATGTCAGCCAGATAATCCGGTTGGAGCATCTCCGCTGTAACACTGCCCTTTTTAATGGCAGCTTTTACCTTGCCATCAGATCCGATCGTCCAGTAAATCGTGTCTGAATCCAGAAACTCAAACTGCGTAATCAGCGCTGACAGATCAATGTATTTCTGCGTGCCATCTTTTAAATAAATGATCAGACGTTCCGTGTCCTGGTCATAATCAAAGTTAATAGCGACCTGTGCCAGCAGAGTATGCAGCACACTTGTGGCCCCGGAATAATATGTAACTGTAATGTCACCATTATCCTGGTTAATAGTAATGCCTGTGATCATTCCACTGGCTTCCGTTGTTGGCAACTTGGTCAAGTTAAGTCTAATTACACGATCATCGATCTCGCTTACTCCCCGGCTCAACCTGTCCAAGTTGGTTTTATTAAGCGGTGTGTTGATAGACGGGCGATTCTCCCAAGGTTCAAAATCATACGCCTTCTGCATCATCCTTCACCTCTTCTTTCTCTGCTGCATCCCTGGCAGCGATCTCAGCAAGCAACGCATCCTTTGCCTTTTGCTCCTGTTTGAGCAATATTTCCTGCAGGGCCATGCGCTTTACTTCCTCCGGCAGATCTGATTTTTCCACAAAATTAGTGATTGCCTGACTAAATTCTCTAATTTCTAAATTTCTCATATGACCTCCTAATCTTCCGGTCCAAGATATGTAATGACCGTTGATGCATTGATACGCTGTGTGCGCCACGCTACTACCGTGCCTTTATAATTCATGTAGCCCCACACGCCGATTGCCTGCACACTGACCAGATCTACGCTGGACAGCTTATTTACTATGGTCGCTGCGCTGATCTTGTCCGCTTTGATTTCTCCCGCAGACGTCCAGTTGGCTACTTCCATGTAATTAGCCTTTACGGTTCCGGCGCTGATATAGTTGGCTTCTACCGTTCCCAAACGGGCGCTTACACCATTTAAGTCAGATACAGTCACATGATCCGCTTCCAGGCTCCCCACGCGGCCACTGACGGCATTCAGAGAGTCAATGGTTGCCTTGGTGGCAATCAGGTTGTTCAGTTCCAGTTTTGTCACATTCAGGGTATCGATAGTCGCATACTTGACTACCATCTCATCTGCATTTACGATACCGACCAGATCTATCCTCTCGGCCTTAATTTTGATGCTTTCCGCCGTCTGATTGATCTCAGATACGATATTGTCCTTGGATACCTTGGTAAGGATCTGCTGTGCATTGATGCTGATCTGCGTGGACAGATTCTGGTTGATATCTTTCATTTCCAGACGAGTTTCATCCACCGTCCTAGTCAGTGTGTTGGTTTTTCCCTTTAACTGGATAATCTGCTTCTGCAGTCCATTAACCTGTCCGGTCCTGTACTCCTCACCCTCCGCTGTATAACTGTCCCGGAGTGCCTGGATGCCTTTTAATGTGCGCTGCAGGATATAGGTATAAATGGTCTCCCGAGTCGTGTGCAACAAGATGCCATCCCCCACCTCCAGGCAAGGATTGCCGCGAGCTTCCACTTGTGCCGGACGGTACCATACGACTCCAATCACGCTGAGGACGTTGTCTGCGATGGTCTGCAGGTCTGCAGCAGACTTGCCATACACCAAAAAGTTATCCTCTATGATGTAACAGTTATTACCGATACCGGAGATAGCACCGATGTCGTTCTCTTCCTGCCGGATCTGCAGCTTATCAATATGCTGACAAATAAAGTCTTCATACTGACAAGAGATATAGTGGCTACGAGATACCTCTGTGGTGCCCATCTGATCTGCGGGATAAAGGTCATCGGACGGATACAGATCATCCGCAGGATACAGCCCCTCTATCATCCGCTCCAGCAACACATACCGTAATTTTCCATTTCTGCCGATATGTCCAAAGCAACCATTGATCTCACAGATGGCTTCTATGACTGTCTTTCCAGGGAGTTCTCCGGGATCTATGGTCTTTTCCACCATCATTGCATCGTTAATCAGAGTAATCTCTTCCTGTTCCACACCGACATAGGAGCAAAAGCTATCCCTAAACTGTCGGAGCGTCATCGGAAAAGTCAGGCTGTTGTACCACCCGGACACCTCCGCATTCAGGATTTCGTACATAGCATCATAGGCTACGATATCCTTATAAAGTCTGTCCGCCGTCGGCTTGTCCGAATATACCTTATACTCTCCCAACTGATAGGCTTCGTCCTGACCTGCAAGCAAGATAGACACTCTCATTTTCTTACCCTTGAAATTCTCTGCCGTATCAAGTACCTTTATTTCAAAAGACGATGCATTGCAGCAGCCGAACCGAAGTTCCTGCTCATCACAGATGGACTCTGTCACAGTCATTGTCTCTGATTGGAACTCGGCATTGGTCAGAGTGGTGCCGGATCCCGAATATGTAATTATCAGCTGTTTATCCACAGAGTCATCATAAAACATCTGCTGTATACTTTTTTCCATGCTAATACTCCACCAACGTCACCTTGAAATCGTTGTAATCTATGTCACTCTCCTGCTCTGATAATGTGTGGATGCTGTAAGTAGTGTCTGACATATAAAAAATTCCAGAAGAATACTCCAGTGTCTCATCATTCCAGTAGGTACACCTGACTCTTCTCTGATTCTTTTCCGTCTGAGGGAGCTCTGCAAGTCCAATGATATTGTTCCACGCTCTTCTCTCTTCCAGATTCATTTCTCTAATATTCAAAGTCAGTTTCGTTTTAAAATTAGGCGATGTCTCCCGGTGCAATAGAATATTGGCATCTCTGTAGGCATCTATCTCCACACGCTGATTCGGAGTACTTTCCCAACCATCCGCCAATAAGAAGGAGTTGGGGAGAACAACGTCCCCAAACTTAATTAACCATCCTCCAAATTTCTGCATTGTTCTCCCTCCTTCCTAAATAAATGCACTCTGTCCATGTGTATTCTGGTACATCCTATCCTGCCGTACCGTCTCACGGAAGATTTCCTTTCCATCCAGTTGCGCCACAAACGTATAATTTCCACCACCATTTTCCGCCTGTGCCTGCTTAAATGCTTCAATCATAGTAGCCAATGGTGTCTCGATGTTGGTCTGCCCTCTGGGCTGATCTCCGAGAATTGCCGTAAATGGCTTCCCACCCTGAATCACTGCACCGTTGGCCAGACGAGGAAGCGATACTTGCGCATTCCAGTTCGGAATATTAGGGCTCCATTTTTTTCCACCCCATCCAAATGGTACCCAGTCCGGAATGTCAATACTCAGCGAATTAATAGCGTCAATGATAAAATTGATAGCTTTAATGAACCCATTTGCAAAAGATTCCGCTATGATATTTCCCATATTTACAGCGTCTTTTGCAAATCCTACGATTGCATCAAATGCACCTTTCCAGTCTCCTACAAACACTCTCTTTACAAAAGTTCCCAGCTTCCCTAGCATGTCCTGTAGTGTGGTCAATGCCTCTTCACCATTACCGGCCCATACGACCACTCCAACAATAGCCGCGATCACAGCCATCACGGCACCTACAACCACTGTGGCCGCTCCACCAAGCGTAAGGAACACCCCTGCCAATATTGCACCTGCAGAAATCAGCAGCAGTGTCATATTCTGGGCATTTACCCCATTCTCAGTTATATCCTTAAGTGCAAGTATCAAGCCCGCTGCTCCGCCAACAATCAGCCCAATTCCTGCGGCTACCGGCCCGAATAATATCAGTAATCCGGTCACTGCCAGTGCCAGTCCAGAGACATATCCTACAATACCTTCCCAGTCCACACCGTCTTTCCACATTTTTACATAGTTGTATACCATCAATGCTGCCCCGGCGATCAGCATAATCAATCCGAGAGCCGTAGACAGATATGGTGCAAGTCCGCCAAGATCTTTCAGCAATCCTGCTATGCGCCATGCAAGCAGCGCAATTCCTATCGCAATCGCTAATGGCTTTATAATTTCCAGCAACTTCTTGGCTTTTTCCAGAAGTTCCACCATTTTCGGATCTATCGTAGCCTCTTCAAAAGCATCCTTACCGGTCAGTTCTCCTCCACCTGTTGTAGATCCTCCTTGATCACTTAACACATTCAGTTCGTCGAATGATGCCAGGGCTTTTTTTGCAGACTTGCTGGCGGTATCCAAAGACTTTGCATAATCTATGGTCTGTTTTTTTGCCCGGGTGTAAGTACTTTTTCCCTGTAAGATTGCCAGGAACTGTGCCACGGCATCCGCCGCCTTGATCAACCAGTTAATAAGCTTTACCAAGTACGGAATAGCCATATTTACGATAGGCTCAAATGCTGCTGCCAGGCTGTTTTTAAACTGGGCGCAGCTGCTTTGCAAGGCAGACATCTGCGCATTATAGTCCTTAGAATATTGAGCAAGATTCCGGAAGCCTTCTTTCATTGCGGATACCATTGCATTAAATCCCTTAGATATCCAATTAAATATAAATAAGCTCAGTAAAATGCCCTTCAGGCGGCTGGCCATTGTAGATAACAGATTTCCCGATTTTTTCGCACTGGTTCCGCAGGAATCCAATGCCTTTCTTCCCTTGGATTCCAGTTCAGAAAAGCCATTTCGAATTGTATGAACCTCTTTGTTGATCTCTGCAAGTCTGGCAGACAGCTCATCATATTCCTGATATCCGTCTGTTACTCCAGCCCTTTTCAGTAGCGCCATGCGCTCTGTAATCTGTTCCTGCTCCTGCATCAAGGCAACCATATTCTGATCAGCTACCACAGCATTGTTTTTTATATCAATCAGCTGTTGTTCTGCTGCCTGTTGCTCCCTGATCTTCTCAGCAATTTTTTCTTCCTTCTCACTGACTTTGTCTGCAGCACTGGCCTGTTGATCAATCTGAGCCATAATGGCATCTGAATCATACTGCTGATACCCTACTGCATCCCGCGGAGCAATCGTTTCACCTACCGTAGCACTTTCTTTGGCCATTTCGGCTGCTGCCTCTTCTGCTTTTTTCTTGTTCCGCTCCATGATACTGTCAAAATTCTTCTCGAATTTATCCCAGTCTTCTTTTGACCATCCCTCCGGTGTCAGGCTGGTGTCCTTGGCTTTCTCCTCCAGTTCATCCAGCTTTTTTTCGATGTGTTCAGCGCCCTTATCCAGTTTTGAATTGTCCAGATCAGAATGTAATCTGATCTCAGTATCGTACTTTGCCATGATGCCTCCTTAATCAAAAAAGAGCCTGCCGACACCTATCCGGTATCAACTGGCTCACTGGCTCTTTGTCGACTTATTGATTTTGGCATATTTCATAAATTCATCAATTCTTGCCTGCTCCTCAGGTGTGATTTTCTCATCCTTTGGTGCCTTAATAGCAAATATCTTTTTAGCGCTCCTATATGCGTTTTTCTCTTCCTGTGACATTTTTGAGGTGATCTTCTTCTGTCGTATGTCCATTACATGGGTCAGGGAGCTCTCCTGGAGGTTCCCCAGCAGTCCCATAAAAACGAACCAGTGCATTTCTGCCTTCTGCAGATCTATATGATACTGGTTGCGGAAAGCTGCATATATTCTCCACTGGTCCATATCCCAGTCCATGATAATATCTTCGTTTTTCTTCTGCTGATAATTGTCATGGTTAAATTCTGTCATAAACCATTCAATTGCCTTCGCAGCTTCCTGCGGTTCTGGGCATTTCTCGGGAAAAAGCAAATACGATGCAATATAAAATCGCTCCATATCCGATAAATCAGGATCTGACATACACATGGACATTTTTATTCCCGTCCGGAAAGAAGCCGAAATAGGATATCCTTTCCAGTCTGTTGGAAGCTGATCCAACATAATATTAAACATATGTCTCCCCCACTATTTATGGTGTCTGCGGTTTTGGCGGTTCCTATTGTGATTTATGTTCCCACCATTTCTTTCTCTGCTGTATTTCTCCCAAAGCTCCTTGTTTCTACCATTTGCATATCTCTGTGCAATGGGGATGATCTGATCAAAGAAATCAGTAATCAGAATAGGACTTGGAGTGATCTCCCCAAATACCTTCTTACATGTCCTTTCTCCGAACACTCTGTCAATGTCAGACATGATCTCGTTAGTCTTTCCAATCATGATCCGAAGCTGCTCTATTTCCGGTTTTCTCATAAATTCTTCTGCAGCTACATATTTTTTAACTTTTTCCAGATTATCTATCAGTTCTGTGAAATCTGCATAGAATTCCTGGCTTCCAAAATTGCAGACAATCGTATCTCCCTTGTCATTTACCTGTACTTCTGTGCCACCCTTGATAGCATTGATTTTTTCCATGTATTACCATCCTCTCTGAATGTGATGGACGACAGAGAGGTGCGCCCACCACATATGTTAATATTGATTAACACCTGTATTATTTTGCGGAATCCGCTGTGAATGTATTGGTTTCGATATTAAATTTACCCTTGATGTCATCACCAGCCTGCTTTACACTCAGCACATTATGGACATAATCCCCGCCATCTCCACCATTGGAAGTAACCGATACTGTACACGGTACCCTGATTGCTTTATAGGTTCCCTCCTCGGCCTGCACCGCATCTTTCAAACGCAGTCTTACAAAAGATGTGTGAGCCTTTGCACCTACAGGAAGATCATCCACCAGTTTATCGATCATTTTCTGTACGTCATCATCTTCACAGTCTTCCTTGTCCACATCAAACGCTCTCTGATAGGACTTTACCTTATTGGATGCCTTTGCCATATTAATATAGTGCTTCGTATCCTCCTCCGGGTTCATCTCCTCTGTGAGGGATTCTACACCATTGCCAAGCAACGCATACTTCGGTTCTTCTGCTCCCATAGTGGTATCAATGTAATGCCTTAAATCTTCTCTCATTTTACCTGAGTTCCTTTCTTATATTCGATAAAAATCGTCATTTGATACAATGCTTCGTTCTGCCCATTCTCTCCCATAAAAAACGGGCTTGACACTCCTACTGTCTTGACGGTTCCACCCTGGATATCAGGAAAGTTTCTGTTACGGTTCCTATCCTCGATCCAGTCCGTTAACTGCTCCATCCAGCTTCCGTTTTCGATGCAGCTTTTATCCGTCTGAGTATCCAGTCTTACCACGAATTGATAGTAGTCCTTGTGGATTTCGACTCCGCTGATATACTTTCTCACATTAGTCATAGGTTCTTTGACTAACGCAAAATTGACATTGCCACGCATCCGGTCCGTATCGATATGTTTCATACTCTCCGGAGAGAATTCTTTCAACCATTTGATAATGGATTGTGATACCGTCATTTTAGCAACTCCTCCTGAAGTTTTTTCTCTATCTTTTCCAGTCCGCCATTCTGCAGCATACGGTCTGCCCAGTGTGCCCCGCGCAGTGTACCGTTACCATATTCCAGGCTTCGTTTTGTAGGCACCTTATCTACATCTTTTCTGGATCTCCAACCATTGTCTGTCTTGAAACCCGCGCAATGCAGGTCCGGATCCTCATAGACGATGCCTTCCCACATATAATGTGCATACGGTTTATTCCACACAACATCTGCATCATTTTCTATGTGTCCACTTAAACTAAGTCCACCATCAGCTAATGGGATATATGGATCTGATAACTTCAATATTTCATTCGCGCAGATCTGTTGCAGCCTACCTTTTTCTTCCAGTCCCAATGTCTTTATGCATACACCCGGATCGAAATTACGAGTTACTTTCAGAGAATGAAATCCAGTTTTTGCCATATTTCACCTGTTGCACCGGTGCAACTTTACCTTCCCACAACTTTTATGTTCTTCAGTCGAATTCTTCCACGATTGTCGGATACCTCCGTAACGGTAACTGCATACTGGAAATCTTCTTTCAGATCTGTCAGGCGATAGTGTTCTCCTATCTCTTTTTCTGATTCTCCCAGGACCAGCTTATCCTGGTTTGTTCGTACATCCAGTGTCCAGTACTCTGCTGCCTCTTCCGCTGACAACTTCCGGAATTTCTGTGGATCCAGGTAAGGTTTGTTGCCATATCCCCTCTGGAAGTCCACCGTGATGCTCTCAACCTTGCTTTCCGTCTGCACTCCACCGGAAGATGTTACATCCGTTTTATTGTGACGCCACTGAACTCCCTTCACTACTGATCTGAGCCATACTTCTTCGTCTGTCTTCGGATCTCTATGGAAATTATAGACTGTCATAGTATCCGTAAAAAGAACACTCATAGCGCACCTGCCAGTCCCGTACCGGATAGTCCCGAACGTATTACAGAGGTTAGCTGCGTTTCCTTCTCCTGCGCTGTTGTGACCTTATAGGATTCCGAATACCCGTCATTACTGACGGATGCTATACCGGTACCCATTCCGGAGGCATCCTGCGCTTCGATAGTATTGAGCAGCTGGCAAAATGTATCCTGGATCTGCACATGGACCTGCTGCTGGAAGTCTGTTGCTGTGTCCTCGTTATAAGCATCCTCAAACCGCTTTGCCCTCATATGGGTGATGGAATTAAACTTAATCTCTGCCCTTTTTGAAATCTTATCAAATTCTTCCTGGTCAGAAATATTAGAATAAAGGGAGCTGTAATACTCCCACGTTATGTAAGACATACTGCTCCCTCCTTTTCTACTCTTCTACGGGATCCTGATCTTCTGCCTTGGTCTTTTTGGGGACCTTCTTGGCTTTCAGATCTTCAATCTCCTGTGTCAGTGCTGCATTCTCGGCTTTCAGATCTGCGATCTCCTGTTTCAGTGCTGCATCTTTGGGAATTGCTCCCATACCTACTGTCCTCATATACTACCTCCTACGCCTGGTGGCTTAAGTAGATACCAGCCACCTTAT